TCTGAAGTCTGGTCGTGTTATACCTAATATTCAGCATCTCACAGGCTTCCTTTTTAGTTATAGGACTATCCTTTTCGAGTTGTGAGAGAACTCGTTCTATGTTATCAAATGATAACTTTTCTCCTGATTTACTTCTTATCATAATGTTCACTTCCTAGTAATATAATTGCGTAGTGAATTATTTTCAATAAATCTTTTTCATTATGCCCATCTTTCTTTCCGTATCGCTGGGCATATTTAATTATGTTTCCGATACAGAATCCTTCTCCATGTTGAGAATCGAATACAAACTCAGTTGTTTGTATCTTATTTTTACCATAATGAGCATCATATGTAGATAAAATGTAGTTAGATACCCAGTTTAATACTTTATCTTCATTAAACTTCATCAGTTAACATCTCCACTAAAGCAGTGTAACCACCAATTTTTTCTCCATTGAGTATAATCTGTGGAAATGTTCTTGCCCCTGGAAAGGTCTCAAACATATCTTCTTTCTGAAAGTCTTTTCCAAAAACTTTATACTCAACAGAACAACCTCTTTGCTCTGCTAAATTCTTTGCCATTGTGCAATAATGACAATTAGGTGTGCTATAAATTACTACTATGTTTTTCATATAATCATTCCAAAGTTGTTTCATTCTTTAATGTTTAGTTTTTTAAGTTCTCTTTCTACTATTTTTTCTAAATCTTCTACATCAGGTAGCATATCCCAATCCTCTTCTTTTTCTTCCCAAGGTAGTGGAATCTTTTTGCCTTTCTTACTTTCTTCAACTAAGTGTCCTGACATATAAGCAAAGAAACCAGCAGCAGTTACGACTAATATCCCTAAGAATACTTCCATTATCCTGCTGTTATTCTTTTATCATACCAAGCAAGTCCTTCGTCCCACCAATCTGGTTGTTCACGATGCGACCACTTAGCAAATGTTGCTTTATCTGTGTGGTAATATAGGCGGTATGACCCGATAACATCAGTTTCATCTTTCAGTTCATCGGGCATTGCCATAAGAAATGGAGTGAGTCCTTTGCGTGGCATATTCTTCGGGTCTGGTAGCTTATTTATTACTTCTTCTACACTTTTGTGAAGTTTGCCATATCGGTAATGGTATTCATCATTTAACGCATTTGCGTAGCAATGAACCCACTCAAAGTTATCTAGCGAAGACCTTGTCCATATCGTGCAAGGGTGATTATACATCATGGGTAGATATGGTGTCAGAGGTCTTTCTTCTAGGGGAAGGTGTTTGATTTCTGACTTTCTTGAATTGAGGGCTTCTCGTTCTTCGGCATTTAATGCACGAGGTGTGAATCCTAATACTTCATCAACCCATATAGCAGTACATAGTAGCTGTGCCGCCTCGAGAGGCATCTTAACTATATGCTTGTCTACATGGTATTCTGCACACTTGTCTAAATCTTCGTCTAAATAAAATAAATTCATATTACATATTATACTAAAAATATAACCAAATGTCAAGTATTATTTTTTTATTTACCAAAGGCTCTTCCAGCCTCTGAGATTCCAAATGCTCCTAAGGTTACCACTACTAAAGAGGTATAAATTGTATCTGAAAATAATAAATCTTGTCCCATAAAAGCCGTGACTAAATCGCATATTGCAAATATAATCATAAACCCAAAAGAGATAAAACCAATTATAGCTTTTTCATTTACATCATTATCATCTAAAAATAAATCCATAAACTTTCTCTTTGGTGGTGCTAATCTTTTCTTAGCTTCAGCAGCTTCTAGTTGCATTTCTTTTATAGTATCTTCTGCAGTATCGAGTTTATCGATTAAAGACATATACTTATCTAAATCTATCTCTACTTCATTTCTACTGTTATCTCGTGCTTCGTCTGCCATTATTTATCCTTTGCTTTGCCGATGTTTAGGGCAACCCAATCTAACACTTTGTAGATTTTCTTTACCCAGCCATCATCTATTGGGGTGGGCGTTAAGGCAGCAACTAATGATGCTCCCATTACCAACCAAGGGACTACTTGAATCCATCTGATTATCCATTCGAAAAATTCTAACATTTTCCTATCCTATTCTGTCTTACGACAGCCTTTGCAGAGGCACATACTTCTCTATAGTAGATACATCTATGTCCTCTAGCTTTTCAAACTCCACATCATAACAAATAATTTTATCTGATTCGGATTGCTTGAAACCTGCTTTCATAAAACTCTCATGAGTTGTATACTCTCTACTGTGAGTTTTATTACTCTTTAAACTTCTAAAGGTAATCTCTACGACACCTTGTTTTAAAACTTCTATTAATTTTTGACTATCTATCATTTATATTTTTAAACCTCGGTAATACCTTATTTTCTAACTTTTCTATTCTATCAACTAAAGGTTGATAACCATCAAATCCTTCTATTCCACACTTAGGGTGTGCCCATTCTTCTAGTTTTTCTACTCTCTTTTCTAGTTTTACAGGAGATGGTTCATGAACTAATTCTTCTAGTTCTATAATTCTTTCTTCTAATTCTTCTATCCAATCTTCGTTATCTTCGAAGCGTACTTGTGCAGCAGGGTTTTTCTCAAACCACTTACTATCTTTATGGAATCCCCATAAATTAATTAGATTCCTTATCCACTGCATCATTGGTTGTTACCTCACGATAGTATATTACTACTTCGCCCATTTGTTTAATATATCTTTTTAACTCTTGCATATCCTCTGCCATCACCTTGTAATCACCTATTGTTGTTGCAACAAAGAGAATGTCTCCACTATTTTGTGATTTGATTTCATCTATGAACTTATCATAGTATGTATATCCTTCAGGCCATTCAGGGTTTTCTCTATCCTCTTGTAGACAAGTTTTTGGTCTTTTCATTGAGCCATCATCTTGTAATCTCTTTACACAAGGATTTACAATTCTTGCTTCAGATACTACATACCACTTAGGAGCTGTTAGCTCTACGGGTCTTGGTAATGTTGGTTGCATAATTTCTATCTGCACTGGTTTACTCATAATTTCTACTTCTTTTGTTGGAAGTAGTGAGCAACCACTAGTCAGTGCTAGGACTGTCAATATTGAATAATTTTTCAGTATCATCTTCTATGCCCTCCATTACTTTTTCACTTGCATTGTTCATTCTTAATTCTATCATTCCTGGCTTCTTCAGCGCAAGAACATCTAAGTTGTGTCTGGAGAATATCTCTAAATATTCTGCTTTTTCTTGTTCTATCAAGGCATTTTCTTTTGTCATGTTCATTAGAGCAGCGCCTTGTTTTTCATACTGCTCCTTAATTGTGTTGATTGTTTGTTTTTGCTCTTCTACTGCATACTCTAGTTTGATATTGTTTGCTTTGAGTGTTTGATTCTCACTATAAAGCCACCAACAACCTAGTCCTAATACTAACAGTAAACCTATAAAAAATTGATTCATAATTTCTGTATCCTATAATTTAGCCCTGACGCGCCTCTGATTTCTACTGTATCATTATTTTCATCTAAAAAGGATATATACTTTTCTTGTTTCCAAAAAAATTTTTTAACTATAAACTCTTGGTCGTCACTATCGCCCCAAGTATTATTATAACTTACTGTAAGACGATAACGCGTCGTGAATAGACTTACTATCCATATCCACATTTCCTTTAGCTTTTTCTTCATTTAATATTCCTATAAATTCTTCTATATATTCTTCGATAGACATACCTCGCTGTTCCGCGTGTACTTTACAGAGTTCTAATAACTCTTTTGGTATGCTAAATTTCAAACCATTCCGTGCCTTTAAATAGACACGCCTCTGCTTCTCGTCTACGAATAAGTCCTTCTAAGACTTTACCACCTGCTTTGTTCCATCTTTTAATTTGTGCTGGAACATCTTCATACTTTCCTGAATTAAGAACTTTTAGCATAGTAGATGCTTTTAGGTTTGCTGGGCCGAGATTGTATACCCATGATACTAGGGCATCAAACTGGTTTTGGGAAAGAGCAACAGTTACATACTCATTGATGTAATTTTCATACTCATGTAATTCATCAACTAGCATTTGTTCTGCTTGTTCTTTTGTAATTGTCATGCCTTCTACGACATCTTTAGTGTGTCCATATCCTATTGTCCAAACACCTGCTGAACATTGGTAGGCTTCGAGTTCACACCCTTCAAATTTTTGTATGAGAGAGATACCCTCATTACTTGTTTCCATATTTAAATTCAATAATTTCTCCTATAAGAAGTGCCTCTTTTAAGGGAGGCACTCACAAAACGACAAGTCTATGTTAGAGAGCC